TAGCTGGACATCCTTATACCTATTCATACCCTTTAGAAGCCCTAAGAAGTCTTTAAAAGCACCTCTACGAAGGTGTGGGATAGATTCAGATACTACACTTATCTCCCTGCCTTTGTTTCTTATTGCATAATCTATAAGAATCAGCAGAATACAAATAGTTTTTCCTGCTGAAGTCCCACCTCTTACTATCTTAACCCTGCTATCTAACTTCTGTAACTTATCTAACGCTATGGTACGAGTTACCTGCATTATAAGAACAAGGGTAAATCCTCATTCACATTAATGTCCCTAGTCTCTCTTGGTTTACCTAAGTAGTAATTAAGGTAAAGGGTAATCCATTTGATGTCTCCTGATTTAACACCATCAGATAAAGCCTTTAGTGCATCATCTTCTAATGGACTTAATCTTTCAACCAGTTTGATCTCTTCATCTTTAGGTTTCCTTCCTGCAAATCCTTTTGTAGAATGTCCTCCATTATTTTTTCTGCCATCCATAATTAAAATAGATTAATTAATTAATTATACTATAACAATATTAAAGTTAAGGTTTTGTTATATGTGAGATATTATAGAGCTGGTATTTTACAGTTAACTCATCACCTTTTTTTATGTCTTTTATAGCGTGTACTACTCTTGTTCTTTCAGGTTCACATTCTGTTATTTTACAATTAGGTTTGTCGCTATGGTTTATGAAACCACCTAAAGGAGTTCTAACAACTTGTCCGTTATCTAACCAGATGTGAGTAATACCAAAGCTATGTCCTAAATCAAAATTACTTTCAGCTATTAATCCTAATCCATCTATGTGGCTTTTATCTATTGTTAATCCTATTGGTAGAGGTCTATAACTCATATCTGGAACTGTGGTTTATCTGTATGTTTGTTACCGTGATGTTTTAATTGACCTAGTAGGAATTTGTATTTATGTTTAATCGTATCCTGCTTTTTTAATAAGTCATTATATTTATCACTACCGTTCTTTAATAGTTCCCTGTGTTCTAAAAGTAGTTTAGTATATTTCTCTTTGTAGTATGAATCTGGGTTTAAATATTTGTCTTTGTTTCCTACAACCTTACCTATGGTAAATCTAAGTTCTTTATAAACTTTTAGGTATTCCATTTCGTATTCTGAAATTACATTATCGAATAGTCTGATCCCGTGTAAAACAGATGCGTGATCCCTGCTTACAAGCTTTCCTATACTATCGTAAGATCTTAAGGTCAAATCCCTTGCAAGCTTAAAGTAAATGGCTCTAGCATATACCAGTTCTCTTTTCCTTGACTTTGTGTTTAGGTCTGCGTGTACGTCTAACTCTACTAGTCTTAGTATTTCTTCAATCTTCATTTCTTTGTTTTATTTATAATAATCTAACCATCCTTCCAACCAAATTTTCTTGCGAGCAGCTTCCTTTTGCTTACAGGTAACTCTCCATTTTTTTGCTTGGTAATACTCTTTTGTTTTTTCCTTATCCATCTCTTTGTTTTTCTTTAATGTTAATTATTGTGTCGTATTTGGTTTCGTGTATTGCTTTTAATATTCCAGCACATCCTTCGTATTCTTCTAGGTCTTCGTAAAGGCTTAAGGTGTCTTCTAGTTCTTCTATGGTGTACCCTTGTTCAATATCATACAAAGCCATCAAATAGAACTCGTGTATAGATTGTTTCCTTTCCTCTTCTGCAGTCATTAAAACATCCTTAATTGATTCTTAACTTGTCTGTTTATTATTCCAACAGCTGTTTCTAGTATAGTTTTTCCAGCCTCATAGTCCACCAAGTTTCTTGCTATTTTATTAATACGTTGATTTCCTTTGTAACTATAAAAATCATAGTCGTGAAATTCACAAAGCTTTTTTACTTCATTTGTTCCTGTAGATATTTGTGCTTTTCTTTCACTTAAAACATTTGGAAGATTAAAGTTAGTCCAATATAAATGTCTCCCCCTTTTGTGCGCAAGTATTAATGGATCATAATAAGGAGTAACATTTTCCACAACATATTTACCTTTAAAATGATGCTGTAATAAAAGTATTTCTTGATATAATACCATATCAGGATAAACAGGGTTTTTACCATTTACACCAAAGCCCCAAAATCTTGCTCTGCTATGCGTAGGACAAGGCGGACTACTCCAGATAAAATCAAACTCTTTGTAATTGTCTAATAAGTATTGATGTGCATCTCCAACTATCACAGTATCATTAGGAAATCGCTCTTGATACATTTTAGCTAGTTCTTGATCCCACTCTACTGCTGTAACTTCAACATCAGTTACCTCATCCCATTTATATCTGTTACCGCCCAAACAAGCGTATAAGTTAAGTATTTTCATTTATTTTTTTTGTCTTCTAATCATATAATAATCGCTTAAATAGGTTTCCATTATTGGTCTAAAATCTGAGATAGAAGATATAGCTAAATGACTTTGTTTAGCCATTGTTTCATATTGCTTAAAAAGATAATCCATAGCGTCTACATCTCTTTTGGTTTTGTTAAAAGCTACATATAACATTTCTCTAACGCAATAAGCTGCTATTTTTTTCTTTCCATATTCTTTATTTAAATATGAAAATTTATTTAAAAGGTAATCAGAAAAATTTTTATCTTTTATTTTGGCTTTACCCTCTTTAAAAGAACTCACCCCTGCGTTACTTAAACCTAAATAACAATTAACAATATTACCAACAGATATGTTGTTTTTGTTTTTTAGATATATATCGTAAATTTCTTTATAATCTTCATTAAATGGAATATACGCCTTTAAATAGTCTAAAGTATTCCAAGCCTTGTTTCCGTTGTTTAAACTGATTATAGTGTCTAGGTGTTCTTTTGGTACATCTGTATCAATCCAATCAACTATATAAACTGGCACTGTAACTTGATTCAATAAAATAGCAGTTGTAAGCCTATGATGTCCTTCTATAAGATCATTTTTTTTAGATATAACAATTGGCATCATCCATCCATAATCTAATAATTTTGTCTTAAAGTTTTCAGAATGTAATTTAATTAAATCTCTGTTTACTTTTGCTAATTTTAATTTGCTAATTGGATAATTTGAATTGAACTCACCTACTTTTAAATTTTTCATTGTTTTTGTTTTGAATTTGCCTACTCTGTTAGCTTTTCGGCTACCGCTATTTTTTTATAATACTCCTCTCATTACATATTGATCTAAATCGTGATCTTGTTCAAAGAAGTATTTGTAGTTGTCAATACCTTGATGGAATTTATTTCTTCCCCTTTCTAAAAATTCTTCACTTGTTTCAAAGATTGCAATGTCGCAGCTTCCTTTGTCAATAACTAAGAAGGTAAACTTCTCAACATTAAAGAGCTGACAGTATAACCAAGCTTGCAGGTCGTAACCGTATTTATCTGCGCTGTAACGAAAGGTATTTAAATCTTGAGATGTTTTGATGTCTATGATCTCATTGTCCTTTAAAATGTCTGCTTTACCTCTTATGGCTATGCCTTCCATCATCTCTATAGCTGGCACTTCAAACTCTGCTTTGTTTAATATTTCGAGTGCTGCTTCATTTCTGAACAGTGCGTCTGCTAATCTTTCTGATGCGTGCTTTTCTTTTGTTAAATAAACCTCACCGTGTTCTTCCTTAGCTTCTTTGTAAATCTTAGTGTTACGAGTTGAAGCATCCACAAACTTTAGTTCATCAATCTTATGCGGTTCAAGTATCATCCAGTGAAATATCTTACCAGCTATCAATGCAGGGCTTTCACTTGAAGAACCATACTTAATGACGTTGCGGTATGTCTTAGGACTTTTGATTATTGTTTTAATGCTGCTGCTACTTAAAGCGTGCTTACCTAAGTGACCATAGTAAAAGTCATCATCGTACATCTTTTCTAGTAGAGCCTCTTGCTCCCACTGTTCACCGTTTAATAGAGTAATCATATATTAGGATTTTGTTGTTGTCTAATTAATATTTCGTTTTCGCATTTTTGTCTAAAGTAATCTAATTGACTTTCATCATTTGCTAACTGAGCCAACTCTCTGGTTGTGTACTGCTGATAAAAAAAGTTTTCGTATGTCATAATGTTTTTGTTTACACAAATATAATAAACATTTTATTAACAAACAATTATTTTACTTTCTTTTTTTTGCCTTGTAACTTTTCAACCTGTATGTGTAACATCATTACAAATTGTTGAAGGTCTTTAATATCCTTCTGCATCTTAATTAATATAGTTTCTTTCATTTGTTTAGGTGTCTTAGTTTCTCTATGTATAAAGTAGCATCCATTAACTCTTCTTGTAGATGGTTTAAGAACTTATAGAATCCATCAGGGCTATCAAATAAAGTTGTGTTGTATTTATCGATTCCTACTTTACTTCTTAGATCAAACTTTTCTTTAACCATTGTAACTATTGGATCGCCTACTATTGGACTTGTAGTTGATGCGTTTTTAAAATAAGGGTTTTGTATTATTCTATCATCTTTTGATTCTTGCATCTCGTGCCATTTCTTTACACTGTCGCTCATAATCCTAGTTCTTTTTGTTTATTAAGTATTTCAATTTGCTTTTCTAGTTCTCGTATCTTGCTTTCCGCATTTTGCGCCCTTTCTATGGCTCTAATCTTATCCGACCTGTATTCGCTTACAACTTTGTTAAACATCCTTCTATCGACCTGTAAACGATTTACATAAAAGAATATGTCACAAGCAGCTCCACACGCTGCGTCTATGTCTTTGTTGTCTGGTTTTAGGTTCGCCCACTCTAAAAGCTTTTTATTTAAAAGTTCTGAGTTGTTGAAGTATTCCATCTCCAATAAGTTGTCGCTCTTTTTGTCTATCATTATTCCTTTATAATATTTCAGCATTTACTACTTCCAACATTGCAACCTCTTTTGCTATTTTGTTATTATTAGAAAAGTGAGTTGTCTTGTTATGGTATTGTATTTCCCATTTTGGATTCACAAGGTATAAATTAAATCTAAATATTCCTTTAGGTGTGGAATTAATATACATAGGTATATCTAAATTCTCATCACATTTTAAAAGCATAGCATCAAACTTTTTCTTTTCTATAAGTAAAGTATCGTAATGCTTTCCTCTACATTTAAGTTCTATTCTATGTGATGCTTCTGGACTGTAACAATCCCATCTGCTCATCTGCTTTCTAGCCTTAACTAGATCAGCATAGTAGTTTTCTCGTAGATATTCAAAAAGTTCTTTTTCATTCATACTCTCTGTAAATCCGTTCAAGTTTAGCATAAACACCATTTAAGAAACAACTGCTGCAAGAAGTCATCTCTCTCCTTTCATTAAATACCCTGTTAAATATTTCTAGTATTTCGCTTTGAACTTTAGATGTAACAGTATTTTTTGGCTTAGTAAATAAGTCCGTCAAATATTTATGCTCGTCTTCTGTTAAACAATTTGGTTTCTGATAAGGAAATATGTGATTTAAAGTTTCTTTTCTTTTGTCACATCCACAATCTTCTCCTAGTGCCCACTTAGTAAGTTTGTCAATACCAGTAGCCTTAGTAATCTTTTCTACGGTATCACCTACTCCACTGCTTTTTTCTTCGTGGTTCTTAACCCACTCTTTGTACTCCTTAGTTCTTTTGTCTATTCCTTTCATAATCTTTGTTTTTAAAATCCTCGTAATCTTCTTTAAATAATTCTTTTAACTCGTCTTTACTTTTTTTTAGTGTTTTAAATATTGATACCCAACTGATTTTGGTTTCTGATGAAATTTTCCTTATTGACATATTTGTATCTCGATAGAGTTTAAATAACGTCTTGTCATACCAGCCCCAGTTTTCAATATGATTATCAATTAAAGAACAAAATTCCGAATAACCTATTTCTTCATCCATTTCTGAATTGTACGGTATTTGTTCGTAATTGTTTTCGTCATCAATCCTAACTTTATTAATTTTCTTTTTAGCATTATAATATTGAAAATAAAGACTGCGCAAAGTAAAAAATACATATCCTCTACTAACAACCCCATTTTGAATAATTTTTCCTTCACTTGCATACTTTTCTAAAGTTAAATACATTTCCTGAACAAAGTCTTCGGCAAGGTCAAACTCACCAAAAGAATTTATTATCTCTATCCATTCTTGATGCCTTTCAGCTACTCTTCCAAGCCATTTTGTATCTCCCATAAAACATTTAAACTTATTACTCCCATTAAAATTTGTATTGTGTAAGATTTTACCTCAATACCCCCCTCAATAAATACTTCTTTGTGATATAAACAGCCTGTGACAAATCCAACCATTGGACTTATAATAATATCAGCTTTTATTTGTTGTGCCCAGAAGGTAACCAGTGCACAAAGCAATAATAAAATAGTTGCATAAATAGCTAAAAAAGTATAAAGTTCCATATTTAAAATATTAGTTTTTCTTTAGGTTTCTTTTCGTGTAGAATATCCCTACCCATAAATTCAAAGCCTACATTGTTTCTTGACATTCTTAATTTGAT